CAATAAGCCGTCCCTGATTATTTATAACCCTATTAAGGTTCCTAATAACCTTATTTCCCGTACAATTTATTAACGAGACTCGAAAGAGAAAAAACTAAAAAAAAATGGCAAAAGACATTTTAAAAGAAGCTATCGCTGACGCTAAGGCAGTTCGTGAAGTTGCTCTTGCAAATGCAAAAGCCGCACTAGAAGAAGCTTTCACACCAAGACTTCAATCTATGTTATCAGCTAAATTATCTGAAGAATTAAATGAATCAGATGAAGATGATAAAGAAGAGGTTGAAGAAGGATACTATGAAGAAAATAAAGAAGTTGAAGAAAACTTTATAGGAGAAGAAAGTAACGATCTAGATGAGGAAATTGATTTGGAAGAAATTCTTAACGAACTAGAATTAGAAGAAGGTGATGATTCAGAAGAAGAAACAGTCGACGAAGCTAAAGAAGATAGTGAAGAAACTATTGACGAAGCTGAAGGTGACGAAGAAGAAGTTGACGAAGGATATCAGCAAAGAGTACACACTCAAGCAGATGATGTTCAAAATGTTAACTACAAGGTAACAAACATTCAAGAAGATAAAGATTTCGATCTAGATGCTCTTCTTGAGGAAATTAACAATTTAGACGAAGGTAGAGAGTATAATGATCCACACAGTTCAGATGAAGACATTGAATGGTTTAAACAAAATTCAGAAGGCAAAATGAATGAATTTGACAGATATGGGGGCAGAAAAGCAGCAGACACATCAAAATCAGACAGAATGAAGGCTACTTTACCTGGTGGTAAAGATGCTGTAGATTCATTTGAAGATTGGATGGCTGCACAAAATGGGTATACACCAGGTGAAGCATGGCAAGATATAGCTAAAGCTAAATTCAATGAAAACATGATGGAAACTGAACTTAACGACGTAAAAGCTGCTCTTGAAGTTAAAACTACTGAACTTAACGAAGTCAATTTGTTAAACTCTAAATTATTATATGTTAACAGAATTTTTAAAGCAAACACTTTAGATGATGCTCAAAAACTACGTGTAGTTGAAACATTAGACAAAGCTGAATGTATTAAAGAAGCTAAGTTAATATATGAAACAATCAAGGACACGTTTACTATCTCAAAAGGAAAGAAAACAACTCCAAAGAGATCTATCAGAGAAGGTTTAGGAATGGCTTCTAAAGCTGCAGGAACATCTACAGCACCTAAGAAAGCAGTACTTAACGAATCTAACGATATGGTAGCTAGAATGCAAAAGCTAGCAAACATTACAATTAATCAATAATTAATAAAAAATTACAAAAAAAATGAACGTAAATAATTTATTAGAAGGTTCTTCACCTTATCAAGTTCTTTCAAACGAATCAGCTAAGTTAGCTGGTAAGTGGGGAAAATCAGGACTTTTAGAAGGTATCGAATCTTCAACAGAAAAGAACAACATGGCTATGTTGTTAGAAAATCAAGCTAAACAGCTTGTAAACGAAGCAAACTCAACAGGGACAGGTACTTCAATTAGTACAGGTAATTCTGAAGCGTGGGCGGGTGTAGCTCTTCCGTTAGTACGAAGAGTATTCGGTGAAATCGTAGCAAAAGACCTAGTGTCAGTTCAACCAATGAACTTACCAGCAGGTTTAATTTTCTACCTTGATTTCCAATATGGTGAAACAGCTGCAGGTCACACATCGGGTGATTCACTTTATGCTGCAACATCAGACATGAAGAAAACTGATCTACCATCAGCAGGAGCTTCAAAAGGTCTTTATGGTGCCGGTACTTTTGGGTACTCATCTAATGACGCAACTGCATTATGTACATATGCTGATAATACTATCGGTAACTGGACAGTAGCAGCTACTGCATCTTTTGCTCCTTTAACAGTAAATGATTCAGCTTCAGTTAACTTTGATTCAGACTTCATTGATAGTGTTACAATGACTAATGTACAACAAATGAGAGTACCAACATCTTCAATTGCTGACTTCGATCCTGAAGCAGTAAGAGCATATCAAGTAACTACTGGTGCAACTGCAAACTATAACCAATTCAACTCTTATGTTGGTGGAGAAGGATATGTTACATTATTTGTAGCTGGTTTAACAGACGAAGAAGATATCGTAGTAAAATACTCAAAAGGACCAGATAACTTAGATGATAGAGGTGACTTTGAGGATGGACAAGACGCTGGAACTACAGTTTCTTCTTTAGATATTCCATCTATCGATGTTCAATTAAGATCAGACACAGTTTCTGCAAAAACACGTAAATTGAAAGCACAATGGACTCCTGAGTTCGCTCAAGACTTGAATGCTTATCACTCAATTGACGCTGAAGCAGAATTAACTTCTATCTTAAGTGAG